GGGGAAACTCTTGATAAACAAAAAGAAGCAGAACTTAAAAGATTGGTTGATGAAAGCTATAATGATCCTGAGAAGCTAGCTAAAGAGCTAGCCGAAGCTTTCGGATTAAAATAATGATTAGGAAAATATTATCACTTTACTTGGCGATCTTTATGATGTCACCAGCAATCGCGATGGCTGAAGATATTGAAACGTTCCCCGACTATGTTGTCTTGCCGATCGAGGCAGGAGACATTGTGCCTTTTGATGGGGTTCTCTTATCTCTCGACGCTGCAGCAAAGATTGTAACAGAAAAGAAATTCGAAAGTGCCGAGTGTGATCTTCGAATTAGCTATGAACTACACATGCAAGGAGAAAAGTACCAACTTCAGTTGGACTATAAGGATATTGAGATTACCTCCTGGAAAGATAAATACGAATCTATGATGATCTTAAAGAGTGCTGAAAATGATCGGTTAACTGATTTAGTCGTCAAACAAAGGCCGGGAAAAGATCCGTTTATGATTGCTCTTGGGTTTGGAATTGGAACGCTTACTTCATTAGGAATTTTTGCATTGTCAACGGAGATAGTTCGTGAGTAACAAACAAGACTATATTGTTAAACTAGAGAAAGCTATATCGCAAAAATATGGGCCCGAGACAATCAACAATCCTCGAAGTCTTTGGGATGATGAGAAAGAAAAAATGTATATGGAGCAGTCAGTGCAAGAGCAAAAGAAGTATGCGAAACTTTCTGAATCTCAACACAAAGTTGAACAAGACGGATTTTTAATAAACCAAAAACTACTTAATAGAGACCACAACAGGACGTGTCCTGTTTGCGTTAAATACTCTTTTCATCCCCGAGATGATTTGTATATGAATAAGTTCGAAGCATGTTTTATTTGTTATGTACAGCACATCGAGGGACGCGAAGAAAAATGGGCAGCCGGCTGGAGACCCGATAAGGAAGAATAAAAATGGCAACAGTATATGACATAATCAAAGGAATAAACCAGGCCGCAGCAAACGGAGGGTGGGATGGCGCCCACGAAGAAAATCTACAGGCTGATAGCAAGGCGCGCGATGCAGGTCTTAAGAGGCAAGACGGTCACTATATCAACGATCGTCGAGTCATGGATGGGTTTAATGTCTCATTCCACGGACCTCTTCTTCGTATCAAGTACCAAGCAGAAACGCGAATTAAGGATGTGAAAAACAATAATTTTGAGAATGAAGTTCTAGGCCACCTCAAAGACATTGTTAAGTTTCTCAAAAAAGAATATAAAGCTATCACCGGCGACGCGTTGACTCTTACTCTTGAAGGCGACCATAAGATCTTAGTGCAGCGAATCTCTAATTATCGCACAGATGTTCAGGCACAATGTGATTACCGCATCGGCGGGTTGAAAGAAATAGGAGAGGTAAATGAGTCAGACTCTGACAGAACCCTGGACTCAGCAATTCGAGACTTTCTTTCATTGGGGAGAGATACAGCCAAGAAGCCTTCTAATGTGAAGATTTAACAATGGCTGCTTTGCAGAAGCAAGAAATAGTAAAAGAGATAATTAAGGCCGGCCAGGATCCGGTCTACTTTACTATAAACTATTGCCGAATTTCTCATCCCCAAAAGGGCTTAATTCCATTTAAGGCGTACGACTATCAGCAAGAGTTGCTGAGAAACTTCAATGACTATCGTTTCAATATAATTCTTAAAGCGAGGCAACTGGGAATTTCTACAATTTCCGCAGCTTATATCGCATGGCTTATGCTTTTCCACCGCGATAAAAATATTTTAGTTGTTGCCACCAAATTACAAACAGCCACTAACCTGGTTAAAAAAGTAAAGGCTATCATTAAGAACCTCCCAGCTTGGATGAGGATAAGTGATATCGAAATAGATAATCGGACTTCTTTTGAACTAAAGAATGGCTCTCAAATTAAGGGCTCTTCTACTTCTGGTGATGCCGGCCGCTCGGAAGCGCTATCCTTGCTCGTAATTGATGAGGCCGCGCACGTTGAAAAGCTAGGAGAACTGTGGACAGCGCTTTACCCTACTCTTTCAACTGGTGGGCGATGCATTGCACTGTCGACCCCCAACGGCGTTGGTAATTGGTTCCATCAAAATTGCGTCGAAGCCGAAGTCGGCACCAATGATTTTTACATGACGACCCTTATGTGGGACGCTCATCCTGATCGTGATAAAAAATGGTTTGAAAAAGAAACCCGCAATATGTCTAAAAGACAAATCGCCCAAGAGTTAGAGTGCAACTTTAATGTTTCCGGCGAGACTGTGGTTCACCCAGACGATATTCAGTGGTACCTAGAACGAACAAAGGCGCCCGAATATAGATCAGGATTTGATCGGAATTATTGGATTTGGAAACGACATGATGCCACAAAGTCGTATTTAATTGTTGCCGATGTTGCTCGTGGTGATGGCAAGGATAACAGTGCCTTTCACATATTTGATCTAGAGAGCATGGAAGTCGTGGCCGAATATGTAGGGAAACCAACGCCCGATGATTTCTCGGAGATTCTATATAATGTAGCAAGAGAGTACAACAACCCAATGGTTGTAATAGAAAATAATAATATTGGCTTCGCGGTACTTAAAAAACTTCAAGATAAAGAGTATCCTAACTTATACTATTCGACCAAGGGCGATCATCAATATGTTGACCCGCTTACGGCTCAATGGCAGACTAATGTGATACCCGGGTTCACTACGTCGTCTAAAACACGGCCTTTGATTGTGGCGAAGATGGAAGAGTTTATGAGAAACAAACTAATTACTATCAACTCTAATCGGCTGTTGTCAGAAATGAAAACATTTATTTGGCATCATGGAAGACCCCAGGCGATGAGGAGCTATAACGACGATTTAGTTATGTCGTTTGCAATAGGATGTTGGGTGAGGGATACAGTGATTGTAGAAAGCCACAAAAATATTGAGTATAGTAAGAGCTTTATTTCCTCTATTTCCACTTCTAAGACCGATATCTCCACTACAATCCCTGGTATGCGGGGTCACAAGATAACAAAAGAAAATCAAAGATCTGAGGAAGCTAGATCTTTTAACGAAGAGTACATCGCGCTAATTAAAGGTTAAAATATGGCAAACCAGAAGAACCCAAGAAATCCATCATCGCCGCTCTTTAAAAGACTGACGCGTCTTTTATCCGGTCCGATTGTTAATTATCGAACGCAAGTAGCCCGCCAGGAGCGCCGGAATGATTTAGACAAATATCGATTCCGCTTCCGCTCGATGAGCGGCCAAGAGTTCAAGCGATCTGACAACAATTTATCGCAGAACTTTAACTTATTTACTTCGGCTGCCTTCCGTAATCAAAATCGAGCAGAGCGTTATATTGATTTTGAACAAATGGAATATATGCCCGAGATTGCATCCGCTTTAGACATTTATGCTGACGAGATGACCACCTCGAACGAATACGATAGGCTTCTCAATATCGATTGTCTAAATTATGAAATAAAAACGATTTTAGAATCACTCTTTTATGACGCCCTTAATATTGAATTTAATTGTTTTGGCTGGGCCCGTTCGATGTGTAAGTACGGGGACTTCTTTCTTTATCTCGATATTGATGAGAAGCTTGGGATTACCTCCGTGATTGGCATGCCTAACAATGAAGTGGAGCGCTTAGAGGGACAGGATACATCAAACCCAAATTATGTTCAATATCAGTGGAATGGCGCCGGAATGACATTTGAGAACTGGCAGGTTGCACACTTCCGTATTCTTGGCAACGATCGCTACTCTCCATATGGTACATCGTGTCTAGACCCCGCGCGCCGAATTTGGCGTCAGCTAGTTTTACTTGAGGATGCCATGATTGCTTATCGCGTCGTCCGCGCTCCTGAACGTCGCATATTTCAAATTGATGTAGGCAATATTCCGCCGCAAGATGTTGCGCAATATATGGAGAAAGTAAAAACAGAGATGAAACGAAATCAGCTTGTGGACGCCAACACCGGCCGTGTTGATCTTCGATATAACCCCCTCTCTCTAGAGGAAGACTATTTTGTTCCAATGCGAGGCGGCGTAGGCTCCGACATTAAATCTCTGCAGGGCGCGTCGAGTCTGAATGACATTGATGATGTGAAGTATTTACGTGATAAATTATTTGCAGCGATTAAAATCCCCCAGGCATACCTCACCAATCTTGAGGGCGGCGACGAAGACAAAACTACCCTTGCTCAGAAGGACATTCGGTTTGCGAGAACGATCCACAGGCTGCAGCGATCTATTATCTCTGAGCTAGAGAAAATAGCTATTGTTCATCTTTACACCTTGGGTTATCGTGGCCAAGATTTGCTTTCTTTTAAGATTACCCTTAACAACCCCTCCCGATTGGCCGAGCTGCAGCAACTTGAATATATGAGAACAAAATTTGAGACAGCCACGGCAGTTCCGGAAGGAACCTATAGCAAGCGTTGGGTTGCTCAAAATATTTTAGGACTGTCTGACTCAGAATTTCTTCGAAATCAGCGAGAAACTTTTTATGATCGGAAGTACCAGCAGGCTCTAGAAGGGCTAGCCGAAGAGGGAGCCATGGCCGCCGCAGCCGGCGGCATGGGCGATCTCGGTGATGAAGGAGGCCTAGGTGATCTGGGCGATCTCGGTGATGAAGGCGCTCTCGACCTTGGAGGTGAAGAACTCGGGGGCGAAGAGCTTGGTGGGGAAGAGGAGAATACACTATTGTCCACCCCTGGACGCGTCGACGATAACCCCACCAGACATCAGGGAGGGCCTCATATTCCCGATGGACCTGACGGCCGAACCATGTCCGGCACCGGCCACCGCAGACGCAGAACAAGAAAACAAGCAATGCCGCTGGAAATTAATACCTGGCGTAAAAACGCCGGCACCGGTATAGGAAACCCAGGAACGCGCTCTGGAAAGACTGACGTAAGATTTGGTCTAGAAGAACAAGAAGGGTCTACTTATAATAAAGACGAGAGAACACTATATGAGAACACTACCAAGGTTCGCAGACTAGTGGAGCAAATGGAGAAAAAAGAGGCGCGCCAAAATGAAACATAACAAAAAAAGAAATACAGCGTTTATTTATGAGACACTTTCACGAGAATTAGCAAGAGCTATAGTTGGCAAAGATGAGGCCAGAAAAAAACAGGTCTTAATGATCGTTAAAGAATATTTTTCTAGTCGAGCGATTTTAGCTGAAGAGTTAGAGCTCTATAAAGCGCTTTTAGACACAAAAAATGTAAAGGCCGAATTAGCAGAAAGAATCTTAAGAGAGGCCAAA